ATACCAGCTTTTCTGCTTTCGGGTTGTGGGCAATCTGATCAAGGGGTTTCATTCATGGCCTCAAGAAGTGGTGATGAGCAGATCGCCAGCAGCGATCAGTCGATCCTTTTGTGTGCACACCGAGAATGCAGAGCAGTATTTGCAGGCAGTGACTTCGCCTGGCTTCTCGATGACGACGCCTTTGCCTCCGTCTTCTGCAAGTCGGATGTAGGCGTCTTGTTTGTTGTCAAAGTTCTTGGTGCTGCGACTCAGCTTCTCAGGGTTCTTGTAGTATTTGAATACCGGCTCAGAACGCCAAAGGTCTTCGGAAGTGCACTCAGGGATTTGGTCTTCGGGTGCATCCCAATACTGGTCAAGCTGATTGAGTTTTCGACGCACAAAGGCATCGGTTTCAGGAATGCTCTTGAGGTCAAACAGTTGCTCCAAGGTACGAGTAGGTGGGTAGGCGGGGTCTTGTCGAGCCTTTGCACCGGACCAGTCTGTAAAGATGAACTGAATCGCCATGCGATCACGAGTCACCAAGTCAGGATTCAGCCAACGATAAATGCTCCCTTGCCAGGAATACTTTTCGTTGTTGGTTTGGTGGATGTAGGTGTAGACGGAAGTGCTTTTGAAGTCTTCCAGTCGACCATCACCAATGAAGTCGTACTTGCCACCGATGGTGTACTTGCCTACTTTTTTGAAGGCACGTTGTTCCATGTAGATGGGAATGATCCCATCGAACATTTCTTCTTTGGTGGGATTGATTCTCACCTTGTCAATGACGCCTTTGGGATAGCCCAGTAGACGCATTGCATTTTGGTAATTGGTCTTCCATGCACGCTCGATTCCATCGTGCAATGCTGTACCCATGCGGGATGCAGTCATGTCACGTAGATCAATCGCCTGTGTGGTGGGTGGAACACGGCTTGCCAAAACCAGTTGGCGAACAGGTTTGATCAGTGAAGTGGCCGAAATGTAGTTCGGTTCGTCGATGTGATCGTAATGGTCCGTGGCCAGGAACACTGCCATGGACAGAGGAACGGAAGATGTGTTGGTGTATTGAGGTTGATTCATGGCACTCGCCTGTTAAGTCCACCGAGCGCAGGAGGCGCATGAACCAAATCAAACTATAGCAAACCGAGCTTCTCGGTAAGCATTCCATCTGGCTCGGTGGCTTGCTGATCTATTTTGAACACGGGTGCCTTTGCATTTCTTAAATTGCAATACACCACATTGAGGGCAGGGCAGCCGTCTTACTTCATACCGAGTTGCAACGGCTTGGGTGTTGCTGCTGTATGCCATGACTATTGCCGCTTAATCCATTGGTTTGCTTTGAACATGGAACCAAAAAACTTTGCTTGCCATGGCACACCATCAATCCATCCACAGGTGCCAAGGCAACCTACTGGACGGACACAAACAGATTGCCTTAGTTGAATTGCCTCATATTTCATGATGGTGTTTTGTTAACCTCAATGAGTTTTTCTAAGTAGTGCTTGGCTTTTTCAAGGTCTTGTACTCCTCCTTTGTCTTTCCATCGACTCACATATTTGATTACGTTGCCTTCAAGAAAACCAATGTCGTTGGAACTGATAAAGTCCCAAGGCTGAATGGCTTTTTTCATGTAGTGGTCACCACCAGGCTGGCGGGAGTTTGCTGTAGACATACTTTCTTTCAGGAATCAAAAAGGCTCCCCGGAGGGAGCCTATGGAGTTGGTGGGGTTGCTTATGCCGAACAGGCAATGCACTCGTCCTTGACCACCACTCCGCTACGGGAGTAGATGTAATACTGGCTGAGGCAGTCAGGATGCGTGAACACCAGTGTCATGAGTTCGGCAATGAGGTCTTCACTGCCTTCTTCTGACACGTAAAAGTTCAGGCTTTGGCCTTGACAGGTGTGCCGTTGGCGTTGAACGTGATGACGAAGCAGGATTCGTTGATCCATTTCAAAGGCGTTGAGAAACACCAACTTCTCTTCATCAGTCAGCCAATCCACATGCTGAACAGAGCCCAGGTGGTTGATCAGATCGGTGATGGTGTCTTCGTTGTAAACACCTTTGGCTTTCATGGTTTCGTAGATCACCGGAGTGATCCGACGCAGTTCACCAACAGTAGAGCCAGCGTCATAGACCATGCCAGGATCGGGGAACCAAGACTCACTCACACCCCCCATAAGCAGGGATGTGGTTTTGGTTGGTGCGTAAGCAGTGCGGTGAGTGTTACGTACACCATAGCCTTTGCACCATTCTGGCTCACCATATTCCTGAGCCAGCCATTGAGAAGCACGCAGGCTTTCTTTGGCCAGGTGTTCGGCAATCTCCATGGACAGGAACTGAGCTTCTAGGCCCACGTAAGGAATGTCTTTGCCTTGCAAATAGGTGTGGAAACCCATGATGCCCAGGCCCACTGCACGACCCTTCTCAGTGAAGGTGCGGACCTTTTCCAAGCCAGTGACACCTTTGGAGGTTTCGATGAACTCGGAGCACAGACAATCCAGGAACACTGCAGCAATGAATGCCGAATCACTGTTCTTGATCTTGTCCCAGTGAACGAGGTTCAACGAAGACAGGATGCAGGAGTAGGTGTATTCCTCGCTGCTGTGCAGCATGATTTCGGTGCACAGGTTGCTGGCCTTGATGTCCAAGCCAAGGTCTTTGTACATCTGAGGACGGTGGCGGTTGGCCTTGTCCACAAAGAACCAGTAACCCTTGCCGGTCACCAGCTTGATGTACAGAGCTTTTTGGAACTTGCGTTCTGCTTCAGGCTCACCTTTGACCAGGGCTTCCACAAAGCTGTCTCGGACGATCCAGCCGTAGTTTTTGCCGTTTGACGAAGCCAGCAGACCATCTGCAGCCTCATCCCAATCAGGATGCTCAATGTCCAGATAGGCACCAATCGAGCCTCGACGGTTACCACCTTGGCTGATCTTGGCAGCACAGGTAAAGAAGTCTTCGATGACTTCCACTGCACCGTTGGCTTTGCCGTTGCCATTGAACTTGCTGCCCCGTGGCCGGATGGCACTGAAGTCAGCAGAGGTACCAAAGGCGTGCTTGGACAGGAGTGCGGTTTCACGCAAAGACGTGTAGAAGTCATCCACGTTGTCACCGATCACCTGACCGGAGCACGAAACCATCATGCCTCGTGTGGTGCCTGTGTTGGCCAGGGCAGGGGATGCAGGAGACAGGATGCCGTCCCACAGTTCATTGAAGAACTTGGCTTCCCACTCAGCTTCACGGCCTTTCATGTGACGTGCCAGGGTCTTGGCAATCACACGATGTCGGCCCAGCAGGGCATCTTCACCAGGCACTGCGTACTTGGCTTTGAAGGCTTGCCACCCTTGGGTGGTGTACCAGTGCGGAAGATGGCCTAGAGCCTGCAACTGCTTGCGTTCTGCACTGAGGTTTTCAAACATTTTGATGGTGGCTTCTTCGCCACCTGTGATTTCAAACCCCATACACTTTGTCCTTTCGGAAAACAAGTTTGTGCTTTGCCCAATTGCGTGTGTATTGCAGTTGGGTGGTGGCAAAGAAGTCAGGCACTTTGACCGTGCTGAGTTGTTGATAGAACCAGGTGCTGATTTCGCTCTTGGTTTTTTCAAACATGGGAGGAAGTCCCAGACGTTCCAGGACCACGTTGATGCGGTCTTGAAGGAAGTCAATCAGTTCAGCCTTGTTCACCACACGATTGCCAGGAGCGGCAAACAGCTTGTCGATGATGAGCAATTCATGTTCGTAGACTTTGCCTGCCATTTTGCGAATGGCATACACAAGTTCAAATTCAGCATCACTGGTGTGATTGCCCGCTTCTTTACGTTCGGTCTTACACACATTGTGAAGCCCCGCAGAAGCCAGGGAATGGTAGTTTTCGTCTTTGGCTGAACCGTCAATGCCCGATACAAAATGAGGAATGAGGTTGAAGCCACGACTGTTGAAGCCTTTGAAGAAACCAAAGACTGAAAACAGAACTGCACCTTCCAGGAAGGCGAGTGCTGCAGTGACTTTCAGTGGGTTGCTTGAAGCAGTACATTCATTGATGAATGCAATGCGTTCTGCCAAGACGGGATCTTGTCGCCACTGAGAGTAGAACTCGTCCGTGGCCACACCCAAGACTTCGTTGCCAATGGCATAGAAGGGGGCATGGCTGTTGAGTTCGACGTTTGAGATGCAAGCGCACAAGCGTTGAATCTCAGGTCTGGGGAACATCTTGGCAATCTTGCCACCCCAGAGTTCTTCCCCACCGATCATCAGCTCATATTGAGTGAGGATGGATTGGGCTGTCAGAACACCGTGTTTCTCTGCATCGTTGAGCCCAACACGAAAATCTTGTGCGTCTTCTTCAACGCCCAGTTCTTCAGCAGGCCAGAAGATGTCTTGCTG